TGTCACTATTCTGATCCAGTACACTAATTGGCCATTCGAGGCGGTTGATGCTACTGGAACAATGACTGGAGGAAGCTTAGTATGATTTGGGTACCTAGACCAAAGGACTTTCCGGAGTTAGAGATTGCCAACTCGCAAAGTTTAGCTGGCTGGTTTAAGTTTGAAGTCCTCAAGGTAGATTCTTCTGGAAGACCTATTGAGGCATCAAGGCGCGTTGTAGCTGACTGGTTTCCGAACATCATTCTAGATCAGGGTTTGAATAGAATGGGAACCCAGAACAGCAACGCCAGTGCTTGCCAAGTTGGTACGGGTACTAGTACTCCCATCGCAACGCAGACGTCTCTGGACAATAGAATTGCAGGAACTACTACGATTCAAAGTTCAGTGGAGTCAGCACAGGCTGCTAGTCCGTTTTATCGTGCACGCACTAATATTTACAGATTTGCTGTTGGAACAGCTACGGGGACGCTATCTGAGGTTGGTGTAGGCTGGTCAGCTACATTAGGCGGGTCACTGTTTTCACGAGCCTTGATTCTTACTGCAGGCGGATCCCCTACCACTATTACAGTACTTGCTGATGAGGCATTAGACGTTACCTATCAGTGCAGATTGTACTATTCAGAGACGGATGCATTCTACAACGTAACCGTTACTGGTGTAGGCACGCTAAATGTTACGGCTAGAGCTGCCAGAATTGGGTCATCTACTAACTGGGATATTGGCATGGCTGGGCTTTGGAACACTCCGTCTGGTACAACTGCTCACAATGGCGCAATCGGCGCTATTACTGCCCAACCATCCGGAGCGTCAAGCGGTGCGTCATCAGTTACGCTGAATACATACTCAAACAATTCTCTCCAGTTAACTGGATCGGTTATTTGGGGGCTTAACAATGGTAATTTAGCTGGCGGAATTCTATCTGTATCTCCGCGATTCGGTAATTTGTCCGGCAGCTGGGGGGAAATGCAGTATCAATTCTCTTCCGCCATCAACAAGTTGAATACGCAGGTTCTAACTCTAAACTTCCAGCATACTTGGGCAAGGCGTCCATGATACCGGAGCAGCGACTCTCAACTCAAAATTTACCGTCTCCATTTGTATTCCCGATTCCTAGGGATAATCAGTTTGAAGATTTTGAGTTAGCTGGAGTTGGGTTGAACGATCCTTCTCAGGGACGACAAGTTCAGCTGTGGAGATTGGTGTATGACGAGGACACTGGGGAGTTTATCCTCAGTGCTCCCAACTATCCACCTACGGTTCAGTTTGTTCGGGCTGATGTTAGTTACGTCAGTTTAAGTTTTGACAACAACATGAACCCGTTTATTAGTTTCACGGAGTCCGGAATCAGTAAGTTTTGGTGGTTTGATCCACTTGTGTCCCAGCAGGTGTTTGATAACACCACTATTGCAACAGCGGTTAGTCCATATGCCACTGTAGATGACCTTCGCCCGATTGAGAACTCCCAATCTGACATAATTCTGGCATACATTAGGGCCGGGAATTTGTACTTTCGTGCCCAGCGTGACAGATATACGATAGAATACTTCCTCCGATCGGGTGTTACGGGTCAAGTTTTAACGTGCGGCATGGGTATTAATCTGAGATTTCAAATTCTTGTAGGAGCTTTCTTGTGAGTACCATCGTAGCGGAGAGTAAACTTCAAGATGAGGAGATTTTTTTCTCCACAGATTTCTTAAGTAGGTGTGCCGTTGGTGAGAATTGCGTTACAGTAGCCACGACTGTGCAAGTTTTTACGGGAGTGGATGCTAATCCCGCTGCAATTCTTTCGGGCGCCCCTACTATTACTAACAACGTAGCCCAGCAGAAGATAGTTGGAGGGGTTCCTGGCGTTGTTTACCTGCTTACTTTTGCCGCTAGAAGCAGCGTTAACGCAGTTTACTTAAATCAGATGAAGATCGCTGTACTTACGAGCCCGGCACTCAATCCATGAGTAAAGTTAAGCTGACCGCTGAGCTGATTGAAGCCTTTGCGGGGACATTTCTATCACCTCGGTATGATAACGCTAAGCCAACCCCCCAGTTTCATCGAGAAGCTTGGGCGTTGTATTCGAGTTCGCATCCCCAGTGCATGGTGGTAGCACCTAGAGATCATGCCAAGTCTACGGGTCTGACGTTTGACTACATTCTTGCTGAGGTTTTATTTCGATCCAGTGATTATGTCATTCTGATTGGTTCAACTGAGGACAAGGCAGCCGAGCAGCTCAGTAATATTAGTGAAGAGCTGGAGACCAATGATGACTTGCGGCGCGAGTTCGGAGTTAAATCCTTTGAAGCGCAGACCAAGACTGAGGTAATCGTCCAGCACGATGATGGTCACCGCTTCCGAATCTTAGCTAGGGGTGCGGAACAGAAGATTCGTGGTGCAATGTGGAAGGGTAAGAGGCCTAACCTTATTGTCTGCGATGATATGGAAGATGACGAGCAGGTCGAAAACAAGGATCGTCGTGCTAAGTTTCGCCGCTGGTTCTTCCGAGCCGCTAAGCAAGCGCTGTCGAAGACTGGTAAGATTCGAGTGCATGGAACGATCCTGCATGAAGATGCCCTGCTTTCACGACTGCGTAAGAACAAAACGTGGAATCATTTGTTCTACAAGGCTCACAAGAGCTACAGTGATTTCTCAGACTTGCTGTGGCCCGAGCGTTGGACGGCAGCAGACTTACGCGCGCGTCAGATCGAGTTTGAGGAAGATGGTGATAGTGCAGGCTACTCTCAAGAGTTCCTCAACACTCCATTAGACAATGCGGAACAGTTCCTGCGCAAGCAGGACTTTATTGCTATGTCGGACTTTGACTATGATGTGCCGAAGGTCATTGGTGTCGGTGTGGACTTTGCCATCAGTAAAAAGGAAATGGCTAACCGAACTAGCTTTACGGTTGGGGGCAGATGCACGCGCAACCTAATCCATCATGTAGATCAGTACGTAGGTCGCATGGATACACTGGAAATTGTTGAGACCTTTTTTGAGGTTGACAACCGCTGGCAACCGGAGGTATTCTTTGTAGAGGGTGGTCAGATTTGGTTGTCGATCCGGCCTATTCTGGAAAAAGAGATGCAGCGCCGTGGTCAGTGGTTAGTTTTTGAAGTCTTGCAGCCGCGCAGTGATAAAGCTGTTCGAGGCCAGACTCTGCGAAAGATGATGCGCGCGGGTGCATGTAGGTTTGATAAGGACGCCGACTGGTATCCTGGGTATGAAGCTGAGTTACTGAGCTTTACTGGCATTACCGATGCCAAGGCTGACGACCAGTTCGATTCGACTGCCACACTTCACAATGGGTTTGAGAATTGGACTGACACTGACGATGATGACTTCTTAGAGGATGAGGAGTTCGAATTCCGCAGGCACTCTGCTGCAACTCGTGGCGGCGGCCACAGAAGTTCAACAGGTTATTAACTACTGTTCCAACATGGAACACAACTGGAGCTTACCATGAGACGTATTATGCCTGAGAGTTATGCCGAGCTTCCTCCGGATGAACAGCCTTTTCGTCGTCCCCACAGTTACGAAGCTGCTGACGCATCCCAGCTTCTCCGGGATTCCGGCATGAGTACGCCTATGCCCAAACCCAGAGTTTCTCCCGCTGCCACTAAACCTACTCCCGGTGAACGCTTTGCCGGCCCAAGCACTCCAGAGGCTGTTGCGCGTCCTAAGCCCACTGTCAGGGTTCAACCCACCACTTCGGGGCGTCCGAACGTAGGTGCGGGAATGGGTAGACTGGGTGATCGTATGCGGCCTCGCAGAAGGTACTAATTCGTGGATAAGCTCGAATCCAAGCTAACTATTTCTCCCGACGTAATCAAGTCACCGAATCTGTGTGACTACTTTACTGAGCGGGATCTGACGTGCATCGGGAACTGGGTGCGCGAAAACTACGACATTGATTGTAATAGTCGAGTTGACTGGGTTCGCCGGAATAAGGCTGCGATGGATCTTGCTATGCAAGTCCAGAAGCAGAAGACCTTTCCGTGGCCGGACTGCAGTAATATCACATTCCCACTGGTTACTATTGCGGCCCTCCAGTTCTCCGCTCGAGCCTACCCGGCTATTGTGAATGGTCGGAGCGTTGTTGGTACCCGTCTTAATGGGCCTGATCCGACTGGTAACATTGCCAAGATCGCCGAGAAGATCGGTCGGCATATGAGTTACCAGTTACTTGAACAGGACGAAGCATGGGAAGAGGGCCAAGATCGTGCACTGATTAGCACTGCCATTACCGGCATCGGGTTTAAGAAGACTTATCAGAATGGCTCACTTGGCCATCCTGTCAGCGAGTTTGTTTTCTGTAATGACTTAGTGATTAACTACTGGGCTAAGTCAGTCGAGACGGCGCTCGTCAAAACTCACATCATTCCCATGTATCGGAATGACATGAGGGAGAAGATGCTTCGAGGTGTTTACTGTGACTACACCGATGCCGAGTGGTTCAAGGCACCGGCTCAGGTTCCAGTTAGTGTGGACGATGACGACTCGGATGAACGCGCCGGACTTAATCAGCCGCAGTCTAATGACACCACGCCATTTACTCTGCTTGAACAGCACTGCTGGATTGATCTCGACTGTGACGGTTATGCTGAGCCGTACATTGTGACGATTGAGTCCAGCACTAACAAAGTGCTGAGAATTGTCACTCGCTTTGATCGTATGGAGGACGTGGAGCTTACCGCTGACGGCCGCATCATCAGAATTCGCGCGACCGAGTACTTCACCAAGATCCCGTTCATCCCTAGCCCGGATGGCAGCCTCATGGATATTGGATTTGGTACTCTGCTCGGCCCGTTGAATGAGTCTGTTAACTCCGCCATCAATCAGCTGTTCGACTCAGCCACTCTTAGTATTACCGCTGGTGGATTTTTAGGCCGTGGTGCTAAGATTAAGGGTGGCACCTACTCGTTCCAGCCGTTTAGCTGGCAGCGCGTCGACTCCACTGGTGACGACCTGCGCAAGTCCATCGTTCCACTTCCGGTACGTGAACCCAGTGCGGTAATGTTTCAACTGCTGGGAATGCTGATTGACTACACCAATCGAGTTGCGGGCTCCACTGATATGCTGGCCGGAGAAAACCCCGGACAGAATACTCCGGCAGAAACATCTCGCGCGATGATCGAGCAGGGGCAGAAGATTTACTCTGCAATCTTCAAGCGTATCTGGCGGTCGATGAAGCAGGAGTTTAAGAAGCTCTACGCGGTCAACGCGGTGCACCTGCCGATGCGGGTCTCGTTCGGAGACGGGGACTCCATTGGGCGCGAGGACTATACCGGCGCGGCGGTAGTAGTCGTCCCGGTGGCCGATCCTACGATTGCGAGTGACGGTGCGCGGTTCGCGCAGGCGCGGCTTTTGCGCGAGGCTGCCGCGACAGCGGCAGGGTACGACAAGGATGCGGTGGAGCGCCGCTACCTCAAGGCGCTGGGGATCGACGAGGTCGACTCGCTGTTCCCTGGGTCTGCGTCGATGCCGCCGCCTCCGCCTGATGTTAAGATCGAAATTCAGAGAATGAAGAATGAGTCTAAAGCCATGGAGTTGGAGCAGACCCGACTGCTTGCAATGCTTGAACTCCAAGAGACGATTAAGTTAAATGAAGCTAAGATTCTTCAAATGACTGCAGCGTCTGAGAGGTTGATGGCTCAGGCTACTGAAGAACCTGCTAAGAATCGTATCAATGCCTTCCGTGCAGCAATCGAGGCCATGCGCGAAAGGAACAACAAAATGAGCCTCGATTTAGATAGAATGATGGAGATTAGTAGTAATGAACCGACAGCAGTTGACTCCGGAACAGGAGGACTTTCAGGCTTGGAAATCTCACCCAACAACCCGCAGGTTGATGGAATGGGCTCGATCAGAGCGTGAACGTCTTAAAGATGCATGGGCTAATGGTAACTTTACCGCTGCCTTTGATATTGAGATGATGGCAAAAAACGCTGGTGCAACGGGAGCGTGCTCTGCTTTGCAGTCCCTCCTTTCTATTGAGTTTGATGATCTGTACGGAGAAGATAAGTGATTAACAATTCTGGTCTGAAGCCGCTTGGTCGTGCGGTACTTATTGAACCTTATGAGCCAGAGAGAGTTTCGAGTATCATCGCTATCCCTGACGAAGTTCAAGGTCGTCTTCAGATGGTAGAGCAACGTGCGGTAGTTATCGCCGTTGGTGATGCTTGTTGGTGTGATGAGATGATTCCTAGAGCTAAGCCGGGAGACAAAGTCATCGTTGCACGCTTCTCCGGTTATATGGCTCAGGGAACTAAAGACGGTAAGCAGTACCGTTTTGTGAACGACCGAGACATCTTCGCAGCTATTGAGGTAGAGTGATGAGTATCGAGAATGAAAATCAAGATGTAATCGATGGTGACGTTAACTACGAAACCGAAGCTCGTAATCTTGGGTGGCTTCCTAAGGAAGAATTCAAGGGTGACGAATCTCACTGGGTTGATGCTAAGGAGTTCGTTGAGCGCGGTAAGGTGTTGATGCCTATTTTGGCAAAAAACAATAAACGGCTTCAGCGCGAGCTGTTGACACGGGACGCGCAGATTGGTACCCTTACCGAAAGATTGGATGCCGCTACCGTCGCACTTGAAAAGCTTGAGCGTCACTACACCGAAGCTAACAAGCGTGCCGTCGAGACCGCGAAGCGCCAACTTAAAGAAGAACTTAGGCAGGCTCGTTCTGATAATGATGTAGATGCAGAGTTTGAAATTCAAGAAAAGTTAAGCCAGCTTAATTCTGCACCGACCGAAGCTCCTGCAAAGGTTGAAGTAAAGAAATCCGATGCTCCACAGTTAAGTCCCGAGTTCCGCGAGTGGAATCAGAAAAATCCTTGGTTTGGTAGTGATCTCAAGAAGACCAAAGAGATCATGCGAATTGCCGAGGACCTTCGCGATGATGGGACTGACTTGGTTGGCATTGAGTTTATGGAAGAGTGTGCTAAGATTCTGGAATCCCGGAATAAGAAGCCTGACACTAGTCCACCCCCCAGCAAAGTTGAAGGTAGTGTCCGCACTCCGCGCTCGTCTTCCAGTGGAAAGTCTTTCGCAGACTTGCCCGCTGAAGCTAAGCAGGCGTGCCAGGAAGATGCCGACGAACTTGTTGGCCCCGGTAAGCGTTACAAGAACCTGTCTGAATGGCAGTCCGCTTACGCCAAAATCTACTTTGCAGAGTAAGGTACATATATGAGCGCTTCCATTAAGCCTACTGATCCGATCATTAAGATTGAAGAAACGCCTGCGGCTAATCCCGCCAATGCTAAGTCGACGCGAGTTTCCTTAGCTGGCTTCCAGCCGATGAGTGCGGGTACTAAAAAGTTAGATGTCCCTGAGCGAGAGGGTTATCACCGTAGATGGTTCCGGGGTGACGCTGGCAGAATTGCCAAGGCCCGCCGTGCCGGCTACGAGTTTGTTGCACCTGAAGACGTTGCCCTAAACAATTTCGACTTGGGCGGTGATGCTAATGCCAGTGGTAACACTGACTTGGGCACCCGCGTGAGTGTCATTTCCGGTGATGGTGCAGATGAGACGGGACAGCCCGCTCGCATGTACCTGATGGAATGCCCGATTGAGTACTACGAAGCTAGTCGTCAGATCATTGAGGAAAGAAATCTCGATATTGCTGATGCCCTTAAAGGTGGGCGCGCTGGTCAAGAAGGTGGTGACGCCTCTATGGATCAGAGCAATAGATATATGCGGGGCAAAGCCCCTGACTTATTCACTCCTAAAAATCGGAGATAACAATGAGCAACCAGAACCGGCCTTCGGGTCTTCGTCCTGTTGGTAATGTCCGAGGCACTCAGTACAACGGCGCTGCTCGTTTGTACTCGATCGCTGCGGCTAACACCAACGCTTTCGCTATTGGTGATCCCGTCATTACTGACGGTACTGTAGGCGCTGACTCCCGCGGCGTTCCGGCTATTACGTTAGGTGCCATTACTGGCCCGCTTCGTGGTGTCGTAGTTGGTCTTTTTGATACCTATCCGGGTATTGCCAAGGTTGACGATCTTAACCGTATTACTCGTCCGTCGGGCGCTAAGCCGACTACGTGGTATGCGTTAGTTGCTGATGATCCGGATACTTTGTTCGAAGTCCAGGAAATTGGTACTGGTACGCTGCTCACGCTGGCCGATGTCGGTCTTAACGTGAACTTAGTCTCTGGTACTGACAATGGCTTCATTTCGGGTTGGCAGCTTGGCAATACCACTGAGGCTGTTACGGCTACTCTCCAGTGCCGTATCTTTGGCCCGGTGCAGCGTCAGGACAACTTTATCGGCTTGCCCTTCCAGAAGTGGCTTGTGACCATCAATAACCATGAGCTTGCTGGCGGCACTGCTGGCCTGTAAGGAGAACTAATATGACTGGCGTTATCAATACTGGTTCGCATCCTAAGCTTCTGTGGCCGGGCATTCGTGAGGTGTGGGGTCAGGTCTATGATTCGCACCCGACTCAGTACACGGATCTTTACGATGTGCGTAGTTCTACTCGTGCCTACGAGCAGGACGTTCAGGTTACGGGTTTCGGCCTGGCACCTGTTAAGTCTCAGGGTGGTCAGATTTCTTATGACTCTGAGATGCAGGGTTGGGTCACTACGTATGCTCACATCGCTTACGCGTTGGGCTACATTGTGACCAAGGAAGAGTTGGAAGATAACCTGTATAAGGAAGTCTCTCAGCGTCGTGCTAAGGCTAATGCCTTTTCCATCAATCAGACGGTTGAGAACGTTGCTGCGTTCCTCTACAACAATGCCTTCGTGGGTACGTTCTTTACTACCCCGGATGGCAGACCGCTTGTTGACACCCTGCACGTCAACGCTTCGGGTGGTACGTTCAGTAACCGCCTTACCACTCCGGCGGATCTGAGTGAAGCGTCGATCGAAGATATGTGCATCCAGATCATGCAGACCACGCAGGATCGCGGTTTACGTATCTCGGTCATGCCGCGCAGTCTGCACATTGCGCCGCAGGAATGGTACAACGCTAACCGCATTTTGAAGAGCGTTCTCCAGAACAACACTGGTAACAACGCTATCAACGTGCTGAAGGCTACCAATGCTCTGCCGGAAGGTATTAAGCTGAATCATTACTTCACCGATCCGGACGCTTGGTTCTTGCGTACTAACATCCCGAACGGGATGACGATGTTCTGGCGCAACAAGCCGCAGTTTGATCAGGATAACGACTTTGACACGATGAACGCTAAGGCTGCTACTTATATGCGTTTCTCGGTCGGTTGCACTGATCCGCGCGGCATCTTCGGTTCGCCAGGCGCGTAAGGTGGAGCATGGTAGGGGAGGTTCGCCTCCCCTACTGTTCCATTTTGGAACATTAGTTTAACACTCATTCCTTGGAGACGTCACATGACTGTCACCCGTTACCCTTCTGGCGTCACCAATGTGACTGCCGAGAATACTTTAGGCGGCATGGGTCAGCCTGACCCGACCAAGTTTCACACTTACTTTAATGACTTTGATACTTTCCTTGCGTCTGATTGGACGATCACGGCAGTTGGTACTGGTACCACTTCGCTGATTTCAGGTGATGGTGGTTTACTGTCTGTTGTTACCAGTGCCGCGGCTCCCGACTCTCGTGCCCATCAGATCACGGTCGCCGGCTTTACTTTCACGCCGGGCAAGAAGATGTTTTTCAAGATTGCCTGTGCTATCAGTAACGCCACGCTCTCTGTGTTCCAGGCTGGTTTAATTGCTCTTGACACCACGCCCACTGACGTTACGGACGGTATCTACTTCCTTAAGCCTGCCGCTACGACTAATATTGGTGTGTTCGTTAGACGTGATGCCACCACTGGTAATCTCTCTAATACTAACATTGCCCAGATGACGACGGATCTTACGTCGTTTGGCTTCTACTACGATGGCCGCGAAACTGTTGAGTTCTATATCAACGATCGTATTATCGGGTCGCTTCCGGCTACTGCTGTTAACTTCCCTGACGTTGCTATGGCTCCTTTGTTCTTCCTCGGTAATGGCGACGCAGTTGCTCGCACACTGAACGTGGATTACATCTTTGCTGCCAAGGAGCGCTAAGTCATGAGCCAGATTATTCTGGACAATGCGCGAAATGTGGTAGTGTCAGTGGATGCGGCTTATACGTTAGACCTTACTACGCTATCCGGTTCTCCTACCAGAGTTACTCTTGAGAAGCTGTGGTACGATACCGGCGCTGTTACTGATGCTGCATTGCAGTGGCAAGCTACCGCTAATGAACTTTTATGGAAGTGTACGGGAACTCACTCGTTGGACTTTCAAGAGTTTGGTGGCATTCCTAACAATGCCGGCGCTGGTGTTACGGGTAACGTTATCTTCGCGGGCACTGGCACTTTTAGTATTGTAGCTAGATTTAAGAAGGGTTAAGGTGACCTATGCCCGTCGCAGTATCTAACACTGTCTATGGCATCATTAAAGATGCAATGATGGACGCTGGCTTTTTGCAAGAGGGTGAAGACCCAAACAGCGAGCAGCTTTCAGTCTACATGCGGCGTCTGTGTGACATTATCAACTTGTGGCAGACGGACGGGCTTAAGTTATTTCTGTTGGATGAGATCACTGTCCCGCTTGTAGCGGGGCAGAATCTTTACACGTTCAACCCGCCTAATGGAACGTTCCCACAGAAACATCTTCGAGTCATTCAGGGTCGAGTCCAGACTCCGCAAAACGAATATAGAACCATTAACCCTATCTCGTGGCAGCAGTGGAACACATTGCAGCAAACTGATCAGGGTGCAGTTACCGGGTACTTCGTAGACAAGCAAGCGGTTTCTCTAAACGTGTATGTGTGGAATACCCCTAATACACAAGAAGCTACTAACTCTCTCGTTCTGCTGGTTCAAACTCAAGCAGAGAATCCCTTTAACTTAGAAAGTAATGTAGCATTTCCGCAAGAGTGGCGCATTGCACTTAGGTGGGGGCTCGCGGATGATATCTGCACCGGCCAACCTATGCTGATTATGCAGCGCTGTGCGGAACGTGCCCAGATTTATAAGACCCAGTTAGAGAACTGGGACGTTGAAGATGCTCCCACGCAGTTTGCTCCTGACTTCAGGGGGGCTTACTCAGCTAGAGGATTCAGGTGATGGAGAATGAAAGCCGAAGCCTTCCACCAAGACTTCCATTAGTCGTAACTACATCTAACCGAAACACTACTTTTACAAAGGATGCTCGGTTAGTTAACTGCTACATCGAAACTGATCCGAATGGCGAGCTGTGGATTTATAAGCGGCCCGGTTATAGACTCTACTCCTCAAGTGCACCTAGCCCCGGACAGGGGTGTTATTTTTGGCGAGGTGATTTCTACCACATCGCTAATGGTACAATCTATAAGAACGGAGTTACATACGGGCCGCTATTAGACATTGCTGGCGGTATGTATTACTTTAGTTCCACCTTAGGCGCTACTCCAAAATTAGTATTTGGCAATGGCGCTAAGACCTATGCTACTAATGGTACTACCGTAAGTGCTGACCTGCACTCCATTGATGTGGACTTTCCCGCTCAAACTCAAAAGGGAATTGTTTACTTAAATGGTGCTACCTATGTCATGGACATTAATGGACAGATTTGGGGTAGCGTACTTAACTCAGTTGACCAGCCCGGAGATTGGAGTGCGATTAACTTCATTGCAGCACAGGCTGAGCCTGATGCAGGTGTGTTCTTAGCTAAGCAGCTTGTATACTTAGTTGCATTCTCTGAGTGGTCTACGGAAATTTTCTTTGACGCTGGTAATGCTACTGGAAGTCCACTCGGCCCAGTTCAGGGCTCCAAGATTAGCTATGGCTGCCGAGCCGCTGGCAGCGTTCAGCAGATTGATGATACGTTATTCTGGATTAGTGCCACCAGATCCGCAGCTGTTCAAGTCTCAATGCTGGATCAGCTTAGCCACAGTGTAATCTCCACTGAGTCCATTGACAGATTACTGCAAGGGTCTAGCTTAGATTCGGTGGCATCGTTACAGCTTAAGATTAATGGCCACAGCTTCTACATTCTCACGCTTCGTGATCGTAACTTAACTCTCGCTTACGACATTACGGAGAATCTGTGGCATCAGTGGACTGATCCTAATGGTAATTACTTTCCATTTGTTTACTACGGATATGCTCAGGGTAACAGGCATTTAATTCAGCATGAGAGTAATGGGGACATCTATGAAGTAGATATGGACTTCTTCTCTGATGTTAGTGATGATGGAGTCAACTTAGTTCCCATTGTTGCGGACATATACACTCCAAACTTTGATGCCAGTACTCGCAGGATCAAACAGTTATCCATGATGGAGTTCATCGCGGATCAAACTGATGGTAGCAAGTTATACGTTAGGTCATCCGATGATGACTATAAGACTTGGTCAAACTTCCGCGAGGTTCGGTTAGATGTTAAACGTCCGATGCTTATTAACTGTGGTAGCTTTAGGCGTAGAGCTTATCACTTCCGCCATCGTTCTAACACACCGTTCAGAATTCAAGCTGTAGAACTTCAATATGATCTGGGTACTTTATGAGCGTTCAAGACACCAGACTACCGCCAGTACCACAGTTAACTCCGCCGCTTAAAGCGGGATTAAAGTTTCAAGGAATCGACCTAAGCCAGTTAAGATTTGAGAATAACTGGGTTCAGTGGTTTGTCCAGTTGAAAGCTAAGGTTGATACTATTGATGCCGGAATTGTATCGTTAGCTGGTTTGAGTGGAGTTGGGTTTGGTGTAAGACTTCCGGACGGAACTTGGACTACTCGTAGTATTCAGGGAACACCCCCAGATGTTACCGTAGCTAATGGTGATGGTGTATCAGGTAATCCTACTATTAATTCTACTGGAGGTGGCGGGGGTGGTGGTGTATTAACAACCACCGTAGACTTTGGCCCGGCTCCAGGTGACACCTCGATCATCACTACCATCACAAGCGTCGGAATTACTGCTACTAGCAAAGTTGAAGCTTGGTTGTTTGGGTCAACTGCGGATAACAATGAGTACGAACATGCCGTAGCTAATATCCGGTTTGGCGTAGTTAACATTGTGCCGACTGTTTCATTTGATTTAGTGGCTAGCAGCGATTGGTTTCTTAGTGGGACCTTTAACGTAGCTTACCGCATTAGCGCTTAAGGAACTGTTATGTCTTTTACTCTACAAGGTGGGACTAGCGGAAACAAAGCTGAGGTCAACAATTCTAATGAACAGTTAGTAGCGTTGCCTAATGTTCCCGAAAGAGTTGGTAGTGTTAGAATTCAAAGTGAAAATGATGCCGGAGATAGCACTGGGTCGCCTTATTTAAAATCTCCGGAAACTTCAAGAGACTACAGACTTCGTGTAGGCCTTGATACGGTTCTACACAATGATGAGTTTAATGCGACTCAGCAGAACACGTCGCTAACTCGCCATGTGTTTACTACTATGACCGCTACTATCGGTGGCGGCTCTATTCTTTTTAACGCTAATAACACGCTCACAGCGTCTACGGGTGTTCAACATACTACTTGGAGAGTGTGTCCAATTCTGGATACTTCGCCACTTTACGTTAATCACACTATTAACTTCACCCAAGTCCCGCTTGCCAATCAGGTAGTGGAGTGGGGAATCTTTCCGCACAACACTGGTGTGGTAGCTCCGTTAGATGGTGTGTATTGGAGATATACTACTGCGGGTTTAGTTGGAATTCTTAACTTTAATGGCGTGGAGACTGCCACTCCCGTCATGGTCGCATCGCTTGGAGTTAATGACACTCGCAAGTATGTAATTGTAATGGGGGAGAAGGCTGTAGAGTTTTGGAAGGATGACATCTTAATGGCGGAGATCGCTGTTCCAGCTGGGCAGAATAAGCCCTGTTTGAGCGGCGCTCTTCCCATTACTATGCAGTTCCGTAATTCTGGCACCGTCACTGGATCGCCAGTTATGCAGGCTAAACTGTGGGACTGGGGCGCAAGTTTAGGTGACATTCACACCAGTAAGCCCTGGGCTGGCCAGATGTGTGGTATGGGACTGTCCGGTTATCAGGGACAGAATGGCGGTACTATAGGCCAAACGGCTCAGTGGGCTAACACTACACTTCCCACAGCCGCAGTTGGTACTAACACTACTGCTGCACTTGGCACTGGCTTAGGTGGATTATTTCAGCTTAACGCCCCCGCTACTGGTGCTACTGATTTAATCATTTCAAGCTATCAGAATCCAGTCGGCAGTGTTAACCAGACTCCTAGAGAGATTATCATTCGTGGTTGCTGGGTTAACGCAGTTAACTTAGGAGCTGCGGTAGCCACGACTCCAACTACATTAGCCCTTGCACTAGCCTTCGGGCACACGGCTGTATCTTTAGCAACTACTGAAAGTGGGTCGTTCGCTACAGCTACTACCAAAGCTCCTCGTAGACTTCCTCTTGGCATTATCAGCTTTCCCATTGGTGCAGTTCCGGGAACTCCAGCTACTCCAATTTATGTAGACTTTGAAGCCCCTGTAGTTGTAAATCCTGGTGAGTTTATTGCTATTGTTGCTAAACCTTTAATCGGTACCGCTACCGCGTCTCAGGTAATCGCATTCCTAATCGGCTTCAATACTTACGTGGAGTAACCGATGACTGACGCCCGCAAGGAGAACAATGTGACGATAGAGCGGCACGCACAAACTGTAGGCATCGGCCTCATTACTTTAGCATTAGCTTGGAGCGGTTCTACGATGCGGCAGATGTATGATGCCCAGATCGCACAAAAAGTTGCTATTGATAACATTCAGAATAGCATGGTTGATCTAAAAGCTGACATTAAGGATGTGAGAGATCAGCTAGCGGAAGTTGATGCACGTTTTAAAGATGTCCCTACGAATAGGGAAGTCGATGCTAGGTTTGAGAGTGTGGGCCAAAGACTGGACGCACTTGAGCGAGGGGATAATGTCCGACCTGTACGTGCTAGATAACTTTCATGCCTATCCTGAAGAAGTTCGCGAGCATGCACTATCAGCTGAGTATGTAGATTGGCTCGGCCCAGATGGGCAGGTTTACAAGAGGATTTGTATTACTGAGCTTCCATTAGTCGAGCATATGCTGACTGATATGTTTGGTGAAGTTCAGATTCTCGGTATGGGATATAGGTTAAACTTTAATCAAGAACCGCCAAATGCAGCTATTCATTCTGACCTTGGTTGGGGTACACACGCATTAGTATGGTACTTATCCGATGGCCCGAGTGGTACTGCATTTTGGCGACATAAGGTTACGGGAAGAGATAGAATTCTTCCCGGAGATCAGGAGCTTTTCGAGAAAGTTTGTAATGACTGGAACGATGAGTCCGCCTGGGAGATGATTCATAAAGTAGATATGAAATTTAATCGAGCGCTAGTCTACAAGAGTGCGCTCTTCCATTCTCGACACCCATTTGAGGCTTTCGGTACCAGTCCTGAAACTGGTCGTCTCATTGGCGTGGCATTCTTTAATATGAGGTAGTCATGATCCGCTCCGCTGTGTTAGAAGACATTCCCGAAATCTGCCGCATGGCCACTGAGTTTTACAAGACTACATCTTACAGTACGTTGAGTAAGATTCCACTTAACTATGATGATGTAGTTAGACTCGCGGAAGGTATGATTCTCACCAATACTATTGCAGTAGCTCAGTTAGGTGATAAAGTTCACGGCATGATTGGGTTAGTGGCTGTACCGTTTATCTTTAATTCTAACTACACTCATGCAGGTGAGATTGTATGGTGGGTAGACGATGAGATTAAAGGTACAGGTTTTGGGATAGGTCTGCTAAGATTCGCTGAGTCTATGGCTCGCGATGCTGGGGCGGCGCATATTCAGATGGTTGACCTCATTAGTAGCGGAGACCTTCCTGCTAAGATTTATGCATCGGAAGGTTATCAGTTAACTGAAAGATCTTACACAAAGGTGCTATAATGGCAGCTATTACTAGTGCGGTTGTAGGCGTAGCAGGAACTGTCTATTCCAGCCGACAAGCTAGCAGGCAGGCTAGAGATCAGCAACGCTTAGCTGAAGAAGCTAATAGGCAAGCAGCTGAGCAGGCCCAGCAGCAGACTGAGTTGGGTGAACGTGCTATTGCGGCAGCTGATCCTTATGCCGCACATCGAGGTGCTGCGGCTGAGCGGCTTAATGCACTTATGAATGATCCCAGCTCTATCAGGAACACCGCTTCATACAAAGCTAGAATGCAGGCCGTTCAGCGGCAGCTGGCATCTCAGGGTTATACGGGTAGTGGAAACGCCTTAGTCGAGGCAGCGGAAGCTGCGGGTACTGCATACCAGCAGGAGTTTGATAACTTAGCACTTCTTTCCGGTGCAGGCGCTACTCCTGGCGGTGGGTATGGCACTGCTATGAGCGGTATTTCTAACGCTCAGGGTAATGTGTTGAATAGTCAAGCTAACGCGCTGTCCGCTCGGCAGCAAGGGGATGCGCAAAGACTCAGTGGTACTGTTGGGATTGTGAATAGTCTTACTAATCTGGCAAGCAGCTTTAACCGCCCAGCTAGTAATACTAGAGTTAACATTCCAGTTCAACCTATCACCCGCACCAGAATGCCTACGCCTAGACTCGGGGGTTAAGTATGCCTATCGTCGATCTGTCAATGGTAGGAATCGCCGGGCAGAATGCGGCAGCGGAAAGAATGCTGACGCTTGCTCAGGCAGATAACACTAGAAGCACCTCCGCTCTTAACATGCAGAATGCGAGAGCGCAGGAGCTTCAGAACGAGGAGACTGAAAGATTCAATCGCATTGACCAGATCGCAGCTGATCGCTTGAACGCTTTAGCTAGTGGTCAAGCTCCAAGCGATGATCCGTATGCTGCTGCGTTCGCTCAAGGTGGCGGGGAGGGAGACTCTCCAGATCAAAGTGCGGCTCTGCAGATGGAAGTTTTAGCCGATACGTTCGAGCGTAATGGCGCACCTAGTCGTGCGGCAGCCTTCCGAACGGAGGCTATGAAGATTCGTAAGCAAGAGGCTGACATTTCTAACAATTCGGTGCTAGCCGAGCAGCGTCGACTCGACAATATTCTCAAGGGTACGGATGTCGTATCTAGTACGATCGGAGTTGCTAGGAACGAGGCTGAGTGGGAGTACGGTAAGCGTGAGATTCAATCAGCTATGGATCGTGGAGTATTTGTGATCGAGCCCGAGTTGTGGGGGCAGATTCAGCAGATGCCCTACGATCCAGAGGTTGCTGCGTACTTCCGAGAGAAGGCGCTCACGGCTAAGGAAGAGGCTGATCTGGAGCTTAGTCGAATCAAGGAGGCTCGGCAAGCTCAAACTGATGCACTCCGGCTGGCTCAGGGCGAAGCCCGAGTCCGCATCGCAGCGGCTAACGCCGCCGAACAGCGCAGACACAACGAGGTCACCGAGAAGAATGCTGGGCGTCCGACGCAGATTGCGACATCGCTAGGCGACAACGACCGCGACTCCGTTGTGGCATCCCTGTTGTCCGGGCCGCTTGCATCGTTGTTAGATGGTGTGACTACTACCGCTGGGATCAACCGGGTGAAGAATAGCCCTGAAGTGCTCGCGGCAGCTAACCAGATCGGTGAAGATACTAAGAGGATCCTCGCCGAAACTCCGGGCATCACATTCGAGACGGCGAAGAACCGCGCCATCATTATGGCTGAGCAGAGTGGGCTGATCGCCAAGCCGGAAGAGGGCACTTCGATTCTT